TTTTTTATGCCCCGGCGAAGCAGCAGACAAGCGAAGCGCGTCAGCGATACGGCACCTTGCCGACCATACTTCATAAGTGCAAAATACGAGCAAAGAAATCAATGGAGGCTGTCTTATGGTCATTAATTACAAGCAGTTAAGAGAAAAACGGGAGCAGGTAAAGGAGAGCTTTCGCCGCAATGAAGATCTGACCCCGCTTGTACGCCTTGCCCAGGGCATTGTTGATGCTTATGAAATCTCGCTGGAGCTGCCATCACAGACCTGGACAGATAGCGACGGTAATCGCCAGCATTACGTTTCATGCGGACTGGAAGCAGCCGAAGGATTTCGCAGAATGCCTTTATCCCAGATCCCTGCCGCTACCCCCAAAGCACGGGGCAGCAATGATGAGCGAAAACTGACTTTTAGTATTGAAACGGTGGTTGACGACACACCTGGCGAAGTCGCGTTCGTGCACACGCCTGTTTCGATCGCAATGTATAACGATGAAATACAGGTTCGCGTTAATAATAATATCGTGCCACTTAAAGAAGGTAATTCACCCTACACCACCGTTTGTGAAGCCATTCAATATTACGTTCTCTCTGAAATTGATAATCTCAAGCCTGACGGCACCCAGAAAATGGTTCAACTCTGGTAAAAAGGACAGCCCCATCACGGGGCTGTTTTTTCATCAAGAAGAGCATAAGAGTTAAAACGGATCACCTCTTCGCCAAGCCAGTCATTGATGTGCTTCATAGCCTCCATGACGGGCATCAGCTCGTTAATTGCGTAAACCCGCGCTGCCTTCTCCACATCGCCAAACGCACTTTTTTCGCCCGGCATCGCCCCCATCAGTTGCGGCGGAACGCGGTGCGCAGCCAGCACATCATCACGGGATGCCGCCTTAACATTCATGAATTCATCTTTTGCGGTGATCTGCTGGAACGGCAAAATTTGCACCCCCTCTTTGCCCCCGTTGGGCGCATGAATGAGCACGTTTTTAAACGCACCACCACCACGTGCCCCCTGTAGCGTTTCTTTCAGGGAGTCCATGCTTTCGCGGTTTACCTGCGCTGCACCGATGTAGATGATGCACCCGGCGTGGGATCCGTTGTCGTAGTACAGTTTTCTGAACATGTCCGCCGAATGAGAAAGGCTGGCCGAGAGTAATGCGCCAAGATATTCCGGCATGCCGTAGATTTCCTGGTTAATATCCGGATTCATCAGGTGGCACACTTTGCCAGGACGAAACTGAAACGCGTCCTTGCCATCCTGCACATACCACCATGATTCAAGATCGCTTCCGCGTCGCATGTATTTCGCCAGGGCGTGCCGTAATTTAAGCGGTTCGCCGAGCATATTGCTTCGAAGCTCAAGGAATGCGTTACCGAACACAAACCAGTCCAGCGCCAGCGCCGAGAAATCCTGCCGGGAAAGCAGCGGGTGCGGGATGTAGCAACCGAGTAATACATTGCGCTTAAAGTAAAGCGCAGACTGATGCCAGGACGTTTGCCGGGCTGCTCTTGCCAGACCGTACCAGTCCACCGGGGTTTCATACCACCGCCCGTTATCAGCACAGTACATATTGTCCAGCAGGTCATGCCCGGTCAGGCGATAAGGACCATCAAATGTGAATGCACTGAGCGATGATTCTTTCCTGAGCGCATCAGCGAGATCAATGCGTGAACTCATGCGCACTTTTTTATTTTTTCTGCTCATCAGAACTCCATAACCGTGAAACGCTCGTTTTCTCCTTCGCCGCCAATTGGTTCGTTAATGACAGCAAGCATGGTTGCCCACGCAAGGTCGCCGTGGCTGATCCCCCTCGCGCGGTCCGTTTCGTAAGTGATAAAGCCGCCCGGTGTTTTCACCTTACGCACGGCGTTAAAGGCTGCGACCAGCTCGCGTTCGGCGCGATCGTATTCCCACCGCCCGGCACGCATTATTTGCAGCATTTTCAGTACCAGCGACCGTTTTGATGACAGCGTGAAGGTGTACGGAATAGCAGCAGGGAAAAACCGTTTCACTATCTGATAAACAGCCTCCCCGTTCCCGCCTGTCACATCAATGCCGATGTGTTCCACGTTGTAGCGACACGTGAACTCTTCAATGACTCTGGCCTGTTCTTCAAACTCCAGCCCCTGAACGCGTCGCGTCTCCACCGTTCGAAAACGGCCGCCAGGAACAGCCGGAGGAACCACCACGGACACAGCGCCGCTGTCGCCGTTTCCACTGCTGCCGTTTGCGTCATACCCAATCCATACCGGACGATTCCCCATCGGGCGGGGAGCAAAAGGTTTCCAGTCTTTCCAGTCGTCGTATCCGTCAACACCACAGCCAATCAGGATATTCAGGTTAAATGCCGATTCCCCTTCGCGGACAAACTCACACATATAGAGATTGAGGAACTCGTCTTCGGTGTTTTCATCACGAATTTCATCAATATCGGTGTGTTTCCAGCCGTGATTAACCACATCTTCCAGCGTGACAATTTGCCGCCACGTCCGGTCAGGGCAGATAAGCCCGTTATGCAGCGTTTTCCAGTCCACAGAAAAACGCTGGCGTTTATGCGAGGCCTTTTTCTCGTTCCAGCGGTCGCCGTTCCAGTAGGCGTATGCCTCGTGCGTTTCGGTGGATGGCGTGGAGAAGTAGGTGCGCCGCAGTCCGCTGAGGGTTGCCATAGCGCCAGCCACCTTGCGCAGTTCAGCAAAGCGACTGACCCAGAAAAATTCATCAAAATAAAAATTGCCCGTGTAGGACTGTGCCGTCGCAGCAGAAGTACCAAGAAAATGCAGCTCTGCGCCGTTGGAGAGGATGATTTTATCGCCCCCTTTCAGCTCCACATCAACTTCAGATGCAGCCTCCTGAATAATGCTTTTAAACTGGAACGCCTGACGACGCGACGCAGACAAAAAAATCTGGTTACGCTGGTAAGGTTGCGCCACATCGTCACGCAGCGCCATCAGCAGTGCTTCCTGAGCAAAATACCAGGTCGCCCCAATCTGTCGGGATTTCAGGATCATCCTGTTACGTATCCCGGCTTCCCTGCAAAGGGTCAGGGAGTCAAACCAGCCCCGCTGATGCCACTCCAGCCTGCTGATGATTTTTTCCCGCAGTGCGGCAATCTGTTCCGGCGTGAAATGATTTTTGAGTTTTTTCGCCCGGCCTTTCTTTCCTGTGGCCGTCGCATCCGGCTGGCCATCATGCAGTTTTTTAAGCTGCCGGGTCAGCAGGTCTATTTCCTTAAAGTCACCGCCTGTTTTATTCTGTTTTTCAGTAAGCTGGATGAGGCGCGCATCGATGGACTGGGTGACACGCTGCACGGGTGGCGTTTCATCCCACTGGTCGCGTTTTTTCCACGCATAAATCGTGTTCGGGTTTATTCCCATCAGACGTGATATTTCTGCGGGCGGATAACCCTGCCAGTAAAGTTGCCGCGCACGCTGGCGCACAAAAGCATCCTGAATCATTGCTCCCCCTGAGTAATTACAGGAAGATTACCCGCGCGCGAAACCGTTCTCCTTAACCCCCTGCTCTGACTGTTTTCTTACAACAAAAGCCCTTTGTATCTGCCTGTTACGCTTTGCCATCATGACTGAAGAACCAGTCAGAGGGGCAAAAACTATGGCTAATGAAAAAAAGACATCCCGCAAAAAGTTTCGCGTGGCTGTCTCCGGTGTAACGGCAGACGGGCGCGAAATCAACGGCGACATGCTGAAAGCTGCCGCCACCAGTTATAACCCGTCCGTTTATGGTGCACGTGTGAATATTGAGCACATCCTGTCACCACTCCCCGGTAGCGAGTTTTCCGCTATGGGCGATGTTGTGGGGTTGAGCACCGAAGACATAACCGATGGCCCGCTGGCAGGCCGCACGGCACTGTATGCCGAAATTGAGCCGACCACTCGCATGATGTCCCTGCTTAACGATGGTAAAAAAATTTACTCCAGTATTGAGCTGGAACCACAGTCAACCATCACGGGAGGCCCTTACCTGCGCGGGCTGGCAATGACCGACACCCCCGCCAGCCTGGGCACGGAACGTCTGGCCTTTGCGGCACAACAACGTATGCAACTGATGACATTCAACTGTCAGCAGGGAGAGGTGGCGATGTTCACCGCCGCTATGGAGTCGGAACTCATCGAACTCACCGAACATCGTCAGGAAGAAGGCACCCAGTGGTTTAACCGCGTTATGGGGATTATTGGCCGTGGCCGCAAAGCGGATGACGCCAGTTTCTCCCGTATTCAGGAAGCGGTGGAAGGTGTCGCAACGTCACAGGCCGACATTATCGACCGTTTTAATGCACTGGAAACCCGCCATCAGCAGGACAGCCAGAAAATCACGTCACTGACCACAGAGCTGACAACACTGAAGGAAAAACTGCGCACGCAGGACGGCGATCCGCAGAACCGCTTCACCGCAACGGGCGCAGCCTCCGACCAGTTGGCTGACTTCTGATAAGACAAAGGAGCAAATTTTTTATGAATCTGGTGATGTCAGATATTACCCGCAACAAGCTGGGTCGCTATATGGCGCAGCAGGCGTCGCTTAACAATATCCCGGTATCTGCACTGGTATCGCGATTTACCGTGGAACCCGCGGTGCAGCAGCGTTTTGAAAACGCCTCAAAGGAAAGTACCGAATTTACGAAAAGAATTAACGTGATCGGCGTGACCGACCAGAAAGGCGAAAAAATCCTCCTGGACACCACCGGGCCAATTGCGCGCACGAATAGCAGTTATGACGACATCAAACGCCGTAACCCGAATAACGTGATCGATATGAAGTCTCATCAGTACCAGTGCGAACAGGTGAACTACGATACCTTTATTTCGTACCCACAGCTTGATACCTGGGCGGCCCACAGCGATTTTCAGTCCCGTATCGGTACACAGATCGCCCGGCAGGTAGCGCTTGATCGCATCATGATTGGCTTTAACGGCACATCCCACGCCTACGAGTCTGATTTTCACACCAACAAGCTGCTTCAGGACGTTAACGTGGGCTGGCTGGAGCACATCAGAACCGATGCCAGCGAGCGCGTAATGAATGACGTGACGCTGACCTCCCGCAACATGGACAACACTGTGGCGCACGCGGGTAAGTATGCGAATGCCGATGCTCTGGTACAGGATGCGCGCTCATCCCTGCTGGATGAATGGCACAAGGAAGCTGACGACCTCGCGGTGATTATGGGGCGCAACCTGTTTAACTCGCTGCGTCTGCCCGTGCTGAACAGCATCAGCGGCCAGAATCCCAATGCGGAATTACTTGCCGGGCAGCTCATCCTGTCATCGCGCACCATTGGCGGGCTGGGCGTGTTCCTTGCGCCGTTCTTCCCGGATGCAACGATGCTTATCACCTCGTTCAACAACCTGTCGATTTACTGGCAGAAAGGTTCAATGCGTCGCCTGATGAAAGACGAGCCGGAATACAACCGCATCGCCACCTACCAGTCCATCAATGACGCTTATGTCGTTGAAGACTATGGCAAGTGCGCAATGATCACTGGCCTGAAGTTCGCCGACAGCTAATCAACTCACGGCGGGCATCAT